ACTGCCGTAGGTTATCAATCTTTGTATGTAAACACTACAGGCACTAATAACACGGCTGTAGGTTATCAAGCAGGGGTAAGCAACACCACAGGAACAGCAAATGTTTTCCTTGGTTTGCAATCTGCATATTGGAACACCACAGGAGGTAGCAATGTAAGTATTGGATATGGGGCTTTTTCGTCAAACAACGGAAGTGCAAACGGCACTGGTAGTAGCAATGTAGCAATTGGTCGTGAGGCACTTGCTAATAACACCACAGCGGCTGGCAACGTAGCCGTAGGTTTTCAAGCTGGAATTAGCAATACTACAGGTGGGTCTAATGCCTACGTTGGAGCATACGCTGGCTATTACAACCAAACAGGCAGTGGCAATACTTCTTTAGGTTATGGGGCGTTTTCGTCTAGTGGTGCTGGTGGAAATGCTTCAAATATCGTTGCAGTTGGCTATAACTCACTTACATTTGTTACTACTGGCGGTAACAACACTGCTATAGGTTATCAGTCGCTTTATCTTAACACCACAGCATCAAACAACACTGCTGTTGGTTATCAGGCTGGGTATACAAATAGCACAGGTACAGGTAACACATTTGTAGGTTATCAAGCTGGCCTTATAGCTACAACAAGTAATGGACAAACATTTATTGGTCAAGGAGCAGGTTCATCAAAAACAACTGGTGGTAATAACACGTTTGTAGGAACGAGTGCTGGTGCGTCTGCAACAACAGGAACTGGCAACACGTTTATTGGTGTAAACGACTCAACAAATGGTTCTGGATTTGCCGTAACAACAGGCTCCAAGAACACCATTATTGGTGGCTACACAGGCAATCAAGGTAGCCTAGACATTCGCACAGCAAGCAACAACATTGTTTTGTCTGATGGTGATGGAAACCCACGGGGTGTTTGTAATAGCAGTGGTGAGTGGAATTTCAATTCAATTTCCGGAAAAATTGTTTACCCAACAGGTTCTACTGGGTCAACCTCACTTACCGACACGGGTATTTACGCTAACACTTCTGTTTTTGGTTGGAATAACAAAAACGGCGCTATTTATGATGTGTATATCATTGGTTGCCCCAACGCTGCGGGTTCAGCGGCTTACATGAATTTGATTGTTGGATATGTGATAGTTGTAACTGGGTATCCCGGCTACGTTGGAAACCAGATTCGTTACGTTGAAACTGCAAATCAAACAGGACAAGGAAATGCCGCTTTTACAATAAGCGTGGTATTTTGGAATGGAACATCAGAAGTAACAGACATTACCGCAGGCGATACAAATTATCAAATTCGCATCAAAGTAACAGGATTTAACACTAGTCACGTTGGCTCAGGCCAACAGATTAACCTCACAAGGAGAATGTAAGTGACAGTCTATACATGGTCAATTCAATCAATGCCCGCCTACCCGCAAGAGGCTGGTCAAACTGACGTTGTGTTTCAGGTCAACTGGCAATGCAATGCAAACGACAACGGCTACTCAGCCAATACGTTTGGCTCAGTCTCTGTAACTTACACAGCAGGTTCGCCCTTCACGCCTTATGCTGACATCACCCAAGAGCAAGCGTGGAGCTGGGTTGATCCGCAAATTAACCGCCCTGCTATTGAATCCAATCTTCAGGCGATGATTGACGCTCAGAAGACCCCAACTGTTGTAACCCCACCCTTACCTTGGAGTAATTAAATGACTATTGAATCCCAAACCCCAACCGCAGAGCAAATTGCCAAGCACTATAGTGCCGCAATGGATTCAGTAAACCTGATTAACGCAGGTAAGCCTGAAAGAATGTCTACTGAAGACTGGACTGACTGTGTATCTCGTAACAAAGAACACTTAAAAATTATGATTGCTAAAGACTTCTGGACAACAGAAGACTTGGCACCACTACAACAAGCATCCGCTTAATTAACTAAAGGAAAATAATCATGGGAAAAAATGAAAAGACCCCCGTAACTATTGATGGTATTGAATATAAGTTTGAAGACATGACTACTCAGCAACAACTGTTGTTGAATCATGTAGCAGACTTAGACCGTAAACTTGAGTCAGCACGATTCAACGTTGATCAACTTCAAGTTGGTCGTGAAGCATTCTTTGGTTTGCTTAAAACAGAACTAGAAAAGAAACCTGACGACATTCAGGATGCCGTAATTAAGGAATAAAATGCAAGAAACCACTCAAGATAATGAAGTAAGTCACAAACAAATATATGAACGACTTCTGGCAGTAGAAGTCAAAGTAGATAAACTAGATAAGAGTACAGAAGAAGTAGTTAAAGCTTTTAATGCTGCTCAAGGTGCATTCATTGTACTTGAGTGGGTTGCCAGAGCAGTTAAACCAATAATTATTGTTGGAGCTTTCTTTGGTGCTGTATGGTTAGTAATAGAAAACAAATTGCATAAATAATGTTTGTTTCTGCTATCAGTTTAATTATAGCACTTAATCTGTCTATTAAAGAAGAATACAGATGTATTAGATGGTCTTGGTCAGGTGATGTATACAATAGAAGAGTTGTTTGTTTAGAATGGAAAAGGAAAGATAAGAAATGATTGATCCTCTAACAGCCCTAGCGGGTATACAATCAGCAATTAACATGGTTAAGAAAGCTAGTAAAGTAGCTAATGACCTTGGTTCTCTTGCACCTATGATTGGCAAAATGTTTGATGCTAAAAGTGTAGCTACAAAAGCTATGCTTCAAGCTAAACAATCTGGTAAGGGTTCCAACATGGGAACTGCATTACAAATCGAAATGGCTCTTGACCAAGCTAAAGCCTTTGAAGAAGAGCTTAAAATGCTGTTTATGCAGACAGGTAAAATTGATGTTTGGAATAAAATTAAAGCTAGACAAGCAGAAATGGATTTAGCTGATGCTAAAGAAATAAGTGCTTTAAAGAGAGCAGAAAAGAAAGCTAAAGAAAAAGAACAAGAGATGAATGAAATAGCCATGATTATTGGTGGTGTCTTTTTTGTTTTATTCTTGGTGTTTGTTGGTGTAAATGAGCTGGTTAACTTTTGTGCAACTACACACAGGTGTGGTAGATGAATGAGTATCAGAAGACATTTGATTTAGCCTTGAAGATATTTGTTTATGGCTGTGTAGCTTTGTACTTCTTAGGCTTCCTTAAGTTTCTCCCTGATGATCTTTCTAATAAGATTGTTTCTTTATTGTTAAGTAAAATAGGATTATAATATATGTTAGATATTTTAAGTGGTGGTATTTTAGGATCACTCTTTGGAGGTATTTTTAGGCTAGCCCCTGAAGTCCTCAAGTGGTTAGATAAAAAGAATGAGCGTTCACATGAGCTTAATATGTTTAAGTTTCAATGTGACTTAGAAGCTCAACGTGGTCAACAGAAATTAGCTGAGATTGGTGCTCAACGTGAAGCCGCTATTGATGTTGGTGTTATGGGTGCTTTCCAGTCTGCTATTGAACAACAAACAGAAATGGTTAAGGCGGCAGGAGGCGGCTTTGTGGCTGCTCTATCAGCTTCAGTACGACCCGTAGTAACATATTGGATCTTGGCACTGTGGTCATTTGTTCATGTATGGTTAGCTTATAACTCATGGATTAACGGTATGCCTCCAGTAGAAGTATTTAAGGTAATGATGTCAGCAGACTTTGCGGCTCTTGTCTCTGGTACTCTTAACTATTGGTTCCTTGATCGTACACTCAGCAAGCGTGGACTATGAACTTAACTATAGCCGCAGACTTGTGTAAACATTTTGAAGGCTTTAGTTCTAAGCCTTACATGTGTCCTGCTAATGTAGCTACTATAGGTTACGGCAGTACATACTATGCTGACGGTAGGAAAGTAACGCTTCAGGATCCTCCTATGAGTGAGCCTGAGGCTTATGATCTTCTACTCAAAGAATTACATCATACTTATTTGCCAGGAACACTTAGGTATTGTCCTGTACTAGCTACAGATGAAAAGAAATTAAATGCTATTGTTGACTTCTGTTACAACTTAGGTGTAGGTAGACTACAGACAAGTACATTAAGACGAAAGATTAATGAACAAGACTGGGAAGCCGCTAAGGTAGAGTTAATGAAATGGAATAAAGGTGGAGGTAAAGTGTTAGCTGGTCTTAACAAAAGACGCAAGGCTGAATGCGCTTTACTTGGTACCTAATAGTAATAAAAAGGATATCTCATGGCAACACCAATTACAGACCTAGGCAAGGGAGGTCTCAACACAGACTTATCACCCTTGATTGTTCCTCCTAACGTTTTCTCAGATGTACTCAATGTTCGTTTTGACGACAATGCAGTACAAACAATTACGGGTGAAGGAGCATACAGGACTGTGGCTATTACCCCTGACTATGGTATTCACTGGAAAAGACCAGACCAAGGCTATAATATCTTTGCTAAGAATGGAGCTATTGTTCGAGTAGATGCGGCAGGGAATTCATCTAATATGTTTTCCTCTGCTGATGTACTGTACAACAATAGCGACTGGCAAGGTACTCTTTTTAACGGTGGATTTGCTGTTGTAGTAAACAACGGTCAGACAACTCCACTATATTGTTTATATGGTAGTGCTTCAGCAGGATCTACCTTTCAACCTTTACCTAATTGGAATTACTTAGCTGGTCTTACAGTAACCGCTAAAGTAATCCGTTCACTTAACTATTCTCTTGTTGCGGCTAACCTTACGTTAACCGAGAGTGGCATTGTAACATATGCCCCAGGAACTGTACGTGTTTCTGTTCAGGCTCCTACAGGTAACATCCCACAAGTATGGGCACCCGGAGTTACAACAGACACAGCAGATGAGTTTGAGTTAAGCTCAACATCACAAGTACTTGATATGCTTGACCTACGTGGTA